CGCGATAGCAAGCAACTATCAAACGCTAGGGGCAGCACGCCTCCATGCCGAAATCTTGGGGATCATGGAGCGGAAGGGGAGCTAACCAGCAGCGCTGAGCTCTCTCACATATCGAGCCCCCAGGTACCCCTACCGGCAGCACGAGTAGGGGTAAAGAAATGAACGCAAGCGATGAACAGCAGCGCAGAGCGCTGTGCAGTGCTTGCGCTTTGTACAACAGCGCAGAACATCCCCCACGGGAGGCCCTGCCCCCGGGTAAGCGACTCAGCATGGGGGCTACACACCCCGCCGCTCATAGAACTACCCTGTAAATATAAAACACTTATGGGGGTAAGGGTCCCCTACCCCCATGCTTTTACGGGGGGTAAGGGTCCCCTACCCCCTGTCTCTAAGGGCGAAGGGGGCTACGGTAGCCCTACCCCCTATGTCGATAGGTTCTGCGTGTCGTTGTTGAACCACATCCCTGGTGGGCCCTGTCTGGAGAAGCCCACCAGCCGGGCATCGCGGTGTGAGGAGAGCGAGGAAAGCCTGAAGGACCGCATCTACGGGGCCCTGCTGCCCCCACAGCGCGACTTCGTAGACGACACCACCCACAAGATCCTGGGCTACTGCGCGGGCTTTGGAGCAGGCAAAACCTTCGCTCTCTGCGCCAAGGTGATCTACCTGGGAATGGCTAATCCAGGGACCGTCGCTGCGGTCTTCGAGCCCACGCACATCATGATCCGGGACGTCTGGATGCGTGCCTTCGACGACTTCCTCGAACAGTTCGACATCAAGCACGACTTCCGCGTCTCCCCCCAACCCGAATACACCCTCCACCTGCCCAACGGCACGCTGACCCTCCTGTGCCGCGCAACCGAGACGTTCAATAGAATTAGAGGCCAAACATTGTCGTTTTGTTTGGCCGACGAAATCGACACATCCAGCCGCGAGATAGCACAAAAGGCCACCGAAATGATGCTTGCCCGTCTTCGCGGCGGCAAAAACCCCCAACTTGCCCTCGCCTCCACCCCCGAAGGCTACAAATACTTTTACTCCACATTTGTCGAACAAGGCGATAACCCAGACCGCCGCCTAATCCGCGCCAAAACAACCGACAACCCCTACCTGCCAGATGGTTTTGTCGAATCCCTATACAACAACTACGACCCTCAACTTATCGCCAGCTATATCAATGGAGAGTTCACGAACCTAGCCAACACCACCGTATATCACCCATTTGATAGAGACAAACACTGGTGCGACACAGAGATCGAGGAACACGACCGGCTCCTGGTGGGTGTGGACTTCAACGTGGGGGCGTGTTTCACGATGGTGATGGTGCGCCGCGGCGACGAGTTCCATGTGGTGACGGAGCACTACCCCAAGGACACACCATCCCTGGTGTCCCTACTGCAGGACACCTACCCCCGTCAGATCGAAGCAGGCAACCTGGTGGTGATCCCGGATGCGGCATCACGGCAGCGCACCACAACCAACGCCGCAGAGTCCGACCTCTCCCTCCTCAAGAAGGGTGGTTTCACGGTCAAGGCGCAATCCAGCAACCCCCAGGTCGCGGACCGCATCAACGCCATCAACGTGCTGCTGCTTGCTGACCGGCTCCGCGTCCACAACCGCTGCAAGTACCTCATCAAGTCAATGGAGCAGCAGACATATTCGAAGGATGGAAAACCCGAAAAAGGTATTGGCGGCAAGGACGACATCTCAGGCCCCGTCGACGCCCTGGGTTACGCCATCAGCTACCTCGCACCACTCCGCCGTTGGGGTGTGGGCCAGAGCAAGTTCAGGGTTTATTGAAACGCCCGCTGGGCTTCCCGGTTCACGGCCTCCACCAGCTGGGTGCGTTTGTCTTCCACCAGGTGAGCGGAGGACACGAAGGTACAGGCGCGGATGCCATCTGCTTCGTAGCAAACGAAGAACTCCCCACCATCGGTGAGGGTGGTGGTGAGATCAGCGGTCATCAGCGGGCGGGATGTAGGGATTGGGCCAGTGGATGAGGGAATCGAACACCTGCCGTTGGGTCTTGAGCATGTCCAGCGACCGCAGTGCAAGCTGCCGGATTTCGTAGATGTCTTTGCAGGAGAGAACGGCACGCCGCAGTTGTTCTTCTGCGAAAGCGTTCGCGGTGTTCACCTAGCACCCAACGCAGTTACTCCTTAATAGCGAACTGGGTAGAATCGGTCTATGGCAACCAGCGGCTCGACCTACCAAGGCAAGGACTGGGGAGCCGGCCAGGGAGGTATTCCTGTCGGGCTACCTACGACCCCGACCAAATACCCCTACCCGCTAAGGGACGGCCAGGTAGACGACCCAAGCCTGCGCAGCAATGCGGTCTACGGGATGGTGCCGTTCTGGCAGGTCATCAACATCTGCGTAGGCGGCACCAAAGCCATCCGCTACCACGCGGAAACGATCATTCCGCGGGAGCCTGAGGAGACTGACGACGCCTACCAGCGGCGTATTTTCCATGCGGTGATGCCACCGTTTCTGCAGCGTCTTGCCAGCCAGGCCGCGGGCACGATTCTGCGTAAGGGCATCCATTTAGAGGGTGGTGACGAGACCTTCTGGGAGGAATGGATCAAGGACGTCACGGGTGACGGCACCAGCCTGAATGTGTTTGCCCGCAGCGTCTTGGTGGACAGCCTGCTCTACGGGCACACCAGTGTGTTGGTGGACTATCCCGATGGTGACGCCCCACGGACACTGCTGGAGGAACGCCAGCGCCGTGACCGCAAGCCCTACCTCGTGAACATTGCTGCCCAGCAGGTGCTGGGTTGGCGGACCCTGGCCAACCGGCCCACCGCTGAGGTGTATCAGGTTCGGTATTTAGAAGCTGTCGTCGAACCCGACGGTCGCTTTGGCGAGGACGTCATCGAGCAAGTGCGGGTGTTGGAGCCCGGCAAGTGGGAACTGTGGCGCCGCAGCGAGGCCACCCCTTCCGGTTGGGAGCTACACGACAGCGGCAGCACCGACCTTGATGTCGTGCCCTTCGTGACGGTGTACTCCAACCGGCTGGCGACGCTGGTGAGCCGTCCACCCCTGCTTGAGGTGGCGTATCTGGTGATCAGCTACTGCCAGCGGTTCACGGACTACCACCACAGCATCCATGTGGGTGCCAGTCCCATCTTGGTGTTGAAGGGTTTTGATGAGGACCAGGGCCGACCGATTGGTCTATCGGTGAATACAGCGGTGCTGCTGCCACCGGATGGCGACGCATTTTTGGTGGAGCCCACCAGCGCGGCCTACGACAGCCAGCTGAAGTGTCTGCAGACCCTGGAGGAGCAGATCAGCAACCTTGGTATTTCAACGCTGGCGAAGCAGAACCTGACCAATGTTGCTGCTGAGTCGAAGCGTCTGGACCGGGTTGATAGTGACTCGATCATGGCGATCATCAGCGAGGATCTTGCCAGGGCAATCCAGAAGCTGATCAACGTCGCAGCGGAGTATGCAGGTGTCGAACCACCGGTGGTGTCGATACCGAAGGACTACGAGAACAAGCTGCTAGACGGCAACCAGATCACGGCCTACCTGCAGCTCTATATGCAGGGTGCGATCTGCCAGGAGACGTTGTTGCGGATTCTGCAAGAGGGTGAGGTGTTGCCGCCTTATATCGACTTCGAGGAGGAGATCACCCGCACCAAGGACATGCTGGAGGAGCAGCTGGCCATGGATCTGGAGCGGATGGAGGCTACCGCTGAGATTGCAGCGGAACATGCACCCGAGCAAGCGGCACCTGGCGGGAATGTGGCGAAGAAACCAGGCGGCGTGAGTAATGCCGGCGGCAAGAGCAAGGGCAGCGGGACACTGCCTACCCCCATGCGACCGGGGAAGCATAAGGAGTGACGACTGAAGCCTTCATCCTGCGGGTATTCCGTTGGGTACGGGGCCTTGAGCGTGCGGTGTCGAAGCGCGTCATCGGCGCCCTATTCCGTCTCTTAATGCGTCTACGCGGTCTCGTAATGACCCTGCCTGAGGGGATTTTGCCGCGTCAGCTGCAGTGGAACCTGCGGCGATGGGAGTTGCAGCAACCGCTTGCGGACTACAACGATGTGATGCAGGAAGCGCTGCTGGACAGCTTGCGCAGCGTGAATCCCGAGGCAAGGGGACTCGCTAGCCAGCTGTTAAAAACGCAGCTGCCGGAGTCGCCCTACCGCTCTGATCAGCAAATCCTGAGCGGCACCTTTGTTTTAGCAAAGGCATTGCGTGTTCTCTTCAATCGCGTGACGGCGAGTGGTGAATCGCTGTTCATGCGACAGCAGAAGGATGCGATTGAGCGTGTGGTGCAAGCCGGCTTTTTAGCGGAATCCAGCAATGAGGAGTTAGCCGCGAAGGTGGTTGCGACCACCCGCCGTCAGGGGGTGGAGTTACCGCTCCGGAAGGTGGGAACGCTATTTAACAAGTTGCGTGCGCGAACGGAATCGGTGATTGCCGCAGCGTTATGGGACGCGGTGAACAAGGAGCTGAAGCTGAGCTTTGAGTTAGGCGGCACGGATGAGTACGAATGGCACGCAGTATTGGACCCTCGAACCTGTCCAATTTGCTGGGAGTTAGATGGCCAACGTTCCAGCAGTCCGAGCGGTTTTGCTTACCAGCCCCCAGTGCATCCGAACTGCCGGTGTTTGGTGTTGCCCGTGCGCGATTAGGCCAACTGGACTGGGTGGAGGAGGAACACTTAACTAAGATGCGTTGAGTAGCCCCCATCGTTTTGGCATCTTGGATTCCCGGGCCTTGGACACCCAACCCGAACAAGCAGCCGTTGCCGGAATCACCCCACCAGGCAGCTATCGCAGAACCCAAGCCGAAGCGACGTTCCGCCAAGGAGTCCGAGAGCAATGGCTGATTTACAGGACGTCGTTGGAATCCAGGAAGCCACCCTCGTCAAGGAAACCGAGTACGTCGGCATCCGCGACATCCGTCAGATAGACCCCGACGGCTTTTCGATCGTTCTGGAAGACGACCGAATCTTCCGCATCACGCTGCCACCAGGTGTGGTGGGACCTGAGGGTCCCAAGGGCGATACCGGCGCACGGGGCGAGCGCGGGGACATGGGCAGTCCTGGCGCTGACGGCCGCGACGGGATGGACGGCCTCAACGGCAACGACGGCAACGACGGTGCCGGCGTGACCTTCGCGCAGGTCTTGAAGGACGGCTCTCTGGCGATGATGTTGAGCACCGGCGAGGTGCTGAACGCCGGCAAGGTTGTGGGTCCTCCAGGACCGCAGGGTGCCCCTGGGCGTGCAGGTGTGCCGGGCCCTGCGGGTGAAAACGGCCGCACAATCCACAGCTTCACCGGCCCACCGGACGGTGCAGTGGGTGAGGAAGGCGACTACGCCATCGACCACAGCGCTTGGCGTATCTACGGTCCCAAGAGTGGTGTGGGTTGGGGTGGCGGCCAGGACTTACTGGCAGGCCGTCAGAACCTGGACCAAGCAACGCGGAGCTTCAACGGTCGCAGCGGACCTGGCGGTGGCCGATTCTTCGGGATGGGTGCGCCATCGCTGGGTGTCGGCGTCGGCGGTGGCGGTGCCAGCTCCGCCCTGAAACCGATCAACGGTCACGACGCACCCCTACCTGCTGGGGCACCGTTCGTCATTGCGAGCGACCCCGACGGCGACGCGATGCACGTCCTCGTAAAAGCAGACACCGCATCCGGCAGTTGGTATGGCGAGGTGGTTGTGACCCATCACAACGCTGTTGTCGACCACACAGTGGCGTGGGAGGTCCCCATCGGCGCACCACCGAACCTGACATTCTCTGGTGCCTGGGTAACGGACCACCTGGAGTTATCGGTGGTCAGCGATGTGCGCGTCGACAAGCTCAGAGGCAGAATCCTTTATGTCTAAGGGGTAAGAGCTGGGCACATGTTTAAAAGCAAGTGACCTAGTTACATTGAGAGCACGCACCCGAGTTTGGGCAGGGGCGTCTTTTCGACATGACTGGGGTTCCATTTGCAGTCCGCTTCGGACTGGACGCCACGAACAATCGGCTGATCAACGTTGCCGATCCCGTCGAGTGGCAGGACCCCACCGGCATTTCGCAGGGAACGCCCCGCGATTGGATCCTCAACCGCACCAACTGGACGAA